CATTCATCCAAGTACTATGAAGTTCTCTTGGCTGAACTCTACTATTAAAACTGAAAGTATAATTTTTATCAACATTAAATTCTGCTTCAATTCTTTTTTGTAAAGTAGGGGTAATGTTCACAGATACAATTGAAGGAGATACTGCTTTAACGATGTTGTGTATTCGTGAATAATAAAAATTCTTATTCAATTGATTCAAGTCTGTATTGAAGTAATTACTGACTGCGGTTGATACGGCGCTGCTGATTTGACCAGAAGTTAAAGATGTTTTTGATGAATCATATACGACTCCCACTTTTAGGCCGATGTAAGTATACTCCGGATCTACAAATTCTGGTAATATTGCAACTGGCGCCCTAGGAGAAACAAGACTAGTAACAATACTATCTTTAACTTCTTGAGTAATTATTTGACCCTCTACTGGATCAAGCGAGATAAACACTTTACCGTAAATAGGGGGATCGTTATTTTCTCCACCCCAAACTGAAGCTGACTGTACGCTAGGATTGTCCGCCAATATAAGACTTCTGTAATCGGTAGCAGTTACCATTCTTTCTTTTGTTTGATTGAAAATAGGCGCTGTTTTTCTAATACTGTCAATACTTTCTTTTTCTGCACCTCCAAGAGCTGCTGTCACATTCGAGAATGCTTTAACTTCTCCTGAGCCAGTCAATGTAGTTGAAGGTGTAAAACTTTTTGCTCCATTAGGAAGTGAGCCGTTTGAGATAATATAATCAATGATAACAACATTACCGACTTTCAATTTTTTACCAAAAACATCGTCTCCAAAACGAAGAACATAATTACTATGAACTTCTTCTTCTAAGAAATATACTTTATCTGTAGACTTCAGATCAAGCAGAGATGTGGTTTCTAAAAAAGTTTCTACTGTTAGATTAGTTGTAGACTCTTGTACTCTAACACGAATAGATGATGTGTCTATATTGTTGTTAGGCAAAGTTATTGGACCAGACAAAGAATTTGCATCTATCAGAAAACTATTAGATACACGAGTACCTTCTTTTAGTTCTAAATTATCAAAGAAAAATTTGTCTACACCATCAAATGTTTGACGAGTCGCAGTAACATCTTTACTGGGATAAAATTTATATGAGTTGCCATCGATTGTGCTAGTAAAAACTGTATCTCTCGACAAAGTATAGGTTATATCAGTATATGAAGGTGCTGGAGTAAGATAAAAGTCAACGTATCCTGTTGATGATCTTCTTGATCTAGGAGTATAACCTAATGTTTTAGCGATAGATACTACCGAACTTCTCTTAATTGCACTATCAAGAAATGATTCATTTGCTAACATATGAGCAAGTACTGCATTATAATGTGTATTATATGCCAACGTGTCCAAAAGAACAGACAGCGCCGAGCCTTCAAAGTCATAATCGCTAAACTCATCTTGAGCTTGCATAAAGGTTTTTAATGACTGCTTTATATTAGCAAAGTCTAATTCTGTTACATTTAATTGTGCCATTAGTTTACCTTAATCTTTTCAGGCTAGTCGTTAATGTTTGAGGTTTATCTATACCAACAACAGTGTATCTGATAGTGATATCGTATTGGTTACCATCATAATCAGGAGTGACAACAATTGAATCTATTCTAGCTCTAGGTTCGTAAGATGTTATAACATTTTTTACAGCATTTTGAAGTAACGATGCCAATGTACTAGACATCTGTTCAAATAAAAACCCTCTTAAATTGGCGCCTTTATCAGGCGCAAAAGGTCTTTCGTAAAAATTTGTACTTAGTAAAATCAATATAGATTGCTTGACTGCATTAACATCTAGCTTCTTAGCAACATCTCCAGATACAGGATTTGCTGTGAAGTTTAAATCAAGATCTTTATATATTCTTGCTACTTTTAAAGTTTCTGTTGTCATATTCGTATTTATAACAGTTTGCGTTATAATCCTATGCTATTGGGAATTTCAACATTAATAAAGTTTTCAGCTTCTTCTTTTTTCTTTTTTACTGCATCAATTCGATATACAAAATCTTTTATTTCTGGTATTTGTATTCCTAATAAATCTGCAATCGGGCTTCTTTTCGGCGTAATTATAGGGGTTCCTTTAAGAACAAAGCCTGCACCATCTTCTTCAAAGTTTGGTATTTTTTGACATATATTATTCAAATCAAGTGCGCCATCTTTAAGAAGTTGTGGGATTTTTTGGATATCAATATCACCCAAATCTAATCCTGAATACTTTGTTGAGAGGTTCTTGACTTCATTCACAATGTCATCTGCTGCAAGTTTTGCAGTTAAAATATCGGATGCAAATCCTTCGATGTCCGCCTGAAGCCCTTTTATCTCTTCTGGTATTTCAATCTCCGGCAAATATCCTTTCAATTTACTTGTTACTAACTCTTGTATAGCGGCTGCATCGCTGGCCATAGCTATTATAGCAGCAGCATCTGCAATTGATTGGTTTTGAGCAGGAGTAATTGGTATTTTATCAATCAACTTGTCTATTATATCATTAGTACTGCCAATAGATTGAGTTAGTTCTACTAACTTTTCGGTTGCTCCACAGCTCATATTTTACTCCTTATGGTGTAGGTGTGCCAGTTAGAGGAGCAGCTGAGCCTCCAACAGTATGTTTGTGGGTACCAAGAATAATACTACCTTGTCTCACTATTGTTCCTGACGCAGTTCCTAATACAGTTAAATTACCTGTTATAGTGTATGCTCCGGTATGTGAAGTGACTCCTGTAATATTTCTAGAAGCTGCAACAATTGTCTGCAATGGAGTTGTGATCATTTGTGACGCAACAGCAGACAGTGTTTGTATTGTGCTAGCTTCAACTAATTGTACCGCAGCAGTTACTGTTTGATTCAACGCAGCAGACAAGGACATATTCAAACTAAGAGCTTTAAAATCGCCGACAGGAGCATTCATGCTGACATTGCCAGTAGTACTCATAACCTTATATCCTAAGATTGATGTGTGCGAAGTTGAACCTACTGATATGCTTGTTACATTTCCTCCTGTGGTTGCGAAAGAATTGCCGCCAACTGTAGTAGTACTGTCTTTGATAACAGAATCTGTTTTACTGCCACCAACTCGAAGTGCTTGATCTCTCTTGATAGAAGAATTTTGTCCAGACAATACTTCAGTTAAATCATTGCCTATAATCTTAGTAACTCTATTACCTGCTACTGTAGTGAACAAGTTGCCGCCAATTTCTTGATACATGTCTCCAGTTACGAGCATTCGTGCATCGCCGCCAATAGTGACATCACACGATCCTTTGATATAAACTTTTTTGTCTTTTAGTGTTATCTCGTATTCATCGCCTACGACTTTGGTGATCTTTGAGCCGTCTGCCTGAATTTCATAGAATGTTCCAGCAGTGTGATATTCGTGTATTCTCTCGTTATTAGGGGTGTCATCTATCTCAAATACATGGCCGCCTTCTGTCTCATTCACTTTGTTGTAAGGATAAACAGAACATTTATTATCAAAATTTGGCGGTTGATTTGACGAATTATAGGTATAACTAGAATCACCAAATCTAGGATGTGGCTCTTCCCACACTTCTCTATCGTATACTGCTCCTGGTATGTCAGATGCAACAGATTCAACATGAGGAGCTGCAGCACGTGGAATCGCTTCTTGTCTAGCTGCTCTTTTGTTCGCCAGACTTATATGTCCTTCTGCAATCGCATTTCTTGCTAATCTAGACAAATCCGATTCTTGAAGTCCGTTGAGTCCTGTGCCAGCTTCACTTCTTGGATATTTACCAGACGGATCAGAAAAGCCAATGTCCTTGTCTCTTTTGTTTCTTGGCTTGCCTGGCAAAGTTCCTATAATAACAGGAAGTTGTTCATCTTCTCCATCACTAAAGAATCCAAGAACAGTAGTGCCTTGCACAAAGGACGGGGTCTCACCTATGCCTGATATTCCTGGAGATGTTGTAGGTGTTACAGGAACTGCCCACGGCAAGTCTACTGTTGGTAATTCATTTTTATCTTCAGTATGATATCCTATTATTCGTACACGACATCTACCAAGCATTGCAGGATCTGCTCGATCTTCAACAATACCAACCCACCAATTAAACTTAGGATACATGTTATTCTTCTCCGTTCATATCAACACTATCTGGTGAATCAGAAAGTCCATTCTTAATCATTTCAACTGTCATAATATGTCTGTCTGCATTGAATTTGTGATGTATAGCTGATATTATGTACAATCCTGATAGCATCGGATCTAAAAGAGTAGTAGAAGATCCGGGAGTGGGAGCCTCAGCAGAAGGATACAAAAGACTTATTACATGTCCAACATTGATATCAGTCCTTCCTGGCAAAGTAGCTTCAAATTTGTAATTTTCAAATGAATTCAAATAACTTTTTCTATTACTTATCTTATCTACAATAGTCTGAGCAGTTGATCCTGCAGGCAAATCTTCTTCATCTGTTAATCCAAAATCATTGTATAAACCAGTATTCTGTGAATAGTATGTCTTGTTAGATAAAGCATTTCTTTTAAGATTTGGCGGCAATATATTAGTGGGTCCAGTTTTTTGAAATTTATCCATGTTTTCAATAAAATCAAAATCACTACGAACAATCTTCTTCGTATAAAAATCGTAACCATCAACAGTTGAAGCAAATGCTCCTCTGTTGTTTCCGTCAAGAGTATCAATACTAGTAAGAAGTTTTAAGTTCTCAACTGCTGTCATCGAAGACGGAAACTGATTGCCTACATATGTTAAAGATGGATTGATTCTTCTTGGCATTTTTGCGCCATTTCTCTCTAATACATACTCATCAAAAACTCCACCTTTTATCTGGGCATCGATCAAAGACTCAATACTTGCAAAATAAAATGACTTATTTGTCTCAAAGAATAAATAATCAGATCCGTTGAGAGTACTGCCTTTTGCTCTTTTAGCGACAAAGTTAATATTCTTGAAAGGAGACCAATAGTTTGAAGTGTATTTTATTCTACTTACGTGCGGTGTGTCAAATATTATTAACGGTCTATCAACCTCGATATGCTCTTCATATATTTTTTTGACCACTTGATCAGTAGAATCATTATAAGACTTGCCTATAGTTGTAGTCTGATCTTCATATCCTTCTGGTGATATAAAAGATATGTTATAATATTGTGATCGGTCATCGTTTAGAATTCTGTCGTATATTGCATATACCTGAAATGTCTTCTGTATTACGTTTTCAGGCGAATCCTCAAGAGTAGGTGTTCTGAATTTCACTGTAATAAATTCATTGCCAACGATAGGCAAGTTTGATATCAAGTTTGCAGCATCAGCAAGGATAACATTTCCAGTCATGCAAAAAGAAAACAAATCTTCGTAAAGATTTATTTCCATCATAAAGTCAGTGATGTCGGCAGTTGCTTCAGTGCTAGGACTAGTGATAAGCAATTGCTCTATTTTATAATCACCTGCATGTATTAGTGATTCAGACGAGGAATCCATATTACTGATCCATTAAACTTTTGTATTTGTTTATGAAACCAGCTAAAAATTCATTTCTTAGTATGAATATCTGTCTCTTTTTTTCGTTCTCATCGACTTCATAGTCTATATTTGAAACTGCTTCTATGCTACCGTTAGCAATGCCCACTGCATCATAATCAACTATGATTGTTATATCATCTGCTAGACGATAGTGATGGTCTTTACCAGAATTTCCAACACCATATTTAGATTCTGTGTATGCAAAAATTTCTTCTTGTCTTTTTGGCCACTCTTCGTTTGTATTAACAATATCATTTACTGTCAAAATAATCCAATGGTAGTTAGAAGATCCATAAAAATTATTGGCTATTATATCAGGAGTTTCTCCGTTTTTAACATAATAAGCCTCTAGTGCTGCTCGACTAGTTAGTTTTCTATCAAGACCTACTCGCTGAAAGAGGTCTTTCGTATTGACAGTTTCGCCGTTTACTTTGTACGAAATTTTTGGCATTGCTTTAAAAAACATTAGTAACCTTCCGCTATTCTATCATTAGTTAGGGTTTCAAGTTCTGTGAACGCCAACTGC